CCAGCTATCGCCAGAGAATACGGGCTGCATGTCCGCACGATTGAGAAAGTGCTGGCCTATGAAACTTGGGCGCATGTCAGGTGAACAATGAATGAACTCTCCCTCTTTACAGGCGCAGGCGGCGGGTTGCTCGGAACCAAGTTGCTCGGCTTCCGACACATCGGCTACGTTGAATGGGACGGCTACTGCCAGCAAGTCATTGCGCAAAGGATCAAGGACGGCTACCTTGACGAAGCCCCGATATTCGGGGATATCCGTCAGTTCGTTCAGTCCGGTGCAGCTCAACAGTACCGAGGATTTGCGGACGTGGTTAGTGGGGGCTTTCCCTGCCAAGACATCAGCGTCGCCGGGAAAGGCGCAGGAATCACAGGTTCCCGCTCCGGCATGTGGTCTGTCATGGCAGACATCGTTGGCGAAGTTCGACCCCGATACGTCCTCGTGGAAAACAGCCCAGCTCTCCTTACTCGGGGACTCGGAGTTGTCCTCAGTGACTTGGCCGCGCTCGGGTATGACTGCCGATGGACAATGCTGGGAGCTGCCGATGTCGGCGCTCCGCATCAGCGTGATCGATTTTGGCTTGTGGCCCACGCCCACGGTATGCGGGAACTACAACCGGAAGGGCGCGAGCGCAACGAGTGGAGACGGGCTTGCAACAGCGGTGAAGAAATGTCCAACGCCAACCGCCCACAACGCCAAAGAGACGAACGCCCCCAGCGAGGCTTTAAGGAATACGGCAACGCTTGCAGCTCAGGCCGGTGGCCCCCTGAACCCGCCGTGGGTCGAATGGCTCATGGGGTGGCCCATCGGATGGACCGACTTAGAGCCATTGGAAACGGCCAGGTTCCACGAGTGGTTGCTAGCGCATGGCGGGAACTCAGCCAATGAACTGGACCAAGGTTGACGCCTACTGCATCCGCTCCGGCGAATACACCATCGCCAAGTGCATGCACCGTGACGGCTGGCGCTATGAGCCGCAGTATCAAAAGGACTTCATCTGCTCGATCCGGGATTTCCCGGTGACGGCAGATGAGGCGAAGAAGGTTTGTGAGGATCACGCAAAGCGGTTGACCGCACAGACTGAATCGGTATGATGTGAGTGCCGGATAGGAGTCAGACCCGTTTCCGGCAATACGCAGAGGCAAGCCCGTTTTGGGCATTGCCTGCCAGCTACCCGGTTTCCTCTGCGCCGGTTGCTGGGTCTGAACAGACAATGCGCCAAAGCGGGCTTTTTTGTTGGAGTGGTGTATGCACTACTACAAACGGCATATCGGCGATTACATCAAAGATACGTCGCACCTTTCGCTGCTAGAGCATGGCATTTATGCGCGACTTCTTGACGTGTACTACACGCTAGAAGGTCCGATCCCTGATGACCAAGTGGCACGTCTTATCGGGGCCAGATCGCCGGAGGAAGGCGTAGCCATGCACATCCTTCTGCGCGAATTCTTTACTTTTGAGGATGGTTGCTGGCGTCAGGCTCGTTGCGATGCCGAATTGGCAAAGTACGACGAGAAATCGGACAAGGCCAAAAAGTCTGCGGTCGCACGCTGGAAATCATGCGAACGCAATGCGAACGCATTGCCAACGCATAGCGAAGGCAATGCGGATGCGATGCTAACCAATAACCAAGAACCAATAACCAATAAGAAGCTAAAAGATAAGGCGCCCAAGGGCGCTGCCAACTTGGTCAGTGTGACGGTTGCCGAGTTGCAGGAGCTTGGCGTGCTGGAGGATGTTGCCAACGAATTCTTGGCACTTCGGAAATCTAAGAAAGCGACGCTCACTAAGATTGCTCTTGATGGGATCGCAAAAGAAGCGACGACGGCTGGCCTTTCGCTTAACGATGCTTTGCGGATGTGCATCGTTCGAGGGTGGCGAGGATTTATGGCGGAATGGACAGCCGGCAAACAAGTCAACGGCACCACGCCCAAAGCCACTCGCCTGCCACGCGACTTCCGAACCCTAACTTACGAGGATTTCGGTCGCCAATGAACATGCCGCCACACATCAAGCCAATGGACCGGGAAGCCTTCATGGCCCTGCGCGCTAAGGAGCGAGCCGAGCAGATAGCCGAGCATCTGAAACTCGGCAAACAAGCGCGCCGGATTTTCTGCGACATGCCGGCCAAATACGCCGATGCGAACCTTGCCAACGCCATCGAGGAACCGGAGAAGGCCCGCAAAGCCGTCAACAAGGCCCGCCAATGGGCTTCTAAGCCTGCGGCGACACTTTGCCTCGTCGGGAACCCCGGAACGGGCAAGACGTGGCTCATTTGCGCCATTCTGAACGAGTTGCTGAATCGGGACATGGCGCCGGTCTACATGACCGCTGCCGGCATGGTCCGAAAGATTCGCGGGTCATGGGCGCGTGACGCCGAGCTGACCGAGGCCCAAGTCATTGGCCGGATCGTCGGCTATGAGGTGCTGGCGATTGACGAGCTAGGCGGAGGGAATGGAACCGAGAACGAACGGACCATCATTTCGGAAATCATCTGCGCAAGACTGGCGGATGACCGCCCGACGATCATTGCGACCAACCTGAACAAAGACGGGATCATTGCGGCGACCGACGAGCGGGTATTAGATCGGCTGCGGGATGGAGTTATTGCGGTTTGCGATTGGGAATCACGGAGAGGAAAATGAGAGAACGCGATATAATCCCTATATTGGACCGAGTATCAGACGAGGCCCGAACCGTTAAACGGCATTTGCGGAAATTGGAGCAATTGCACAGGGATATGGGCGAGAATGAAAAGGCGGATGGGTATTTATTGAAGCAACTGGAAATGGAGGGGGCGACCCATGCGTGACAAATCACTAAAATTCAAACGGCCGACTGAATCTGCCGATGTACGGCGAAAATTGCTGCGTAAATACATCAAAGACGCTTGCAAGGTGGAATTTATTGTTTGGGCTGAAAATACTAGCTTAGACATACTTGGAATACATGGCGGAGAGCCAGTGTTTAGGCCTGCAATCTGCGCTTGGGAGGCATGGAAAGCGTGTTGGTCAGCAAGGAAGGGGCTGTAATGGTTCGCATAGGTCTCGATCCCGGCACCAACACCGGCCTAGCCGTTTACGACAGCGAATCCAAGCGCCTAACCTGCGTGGAAACGCTCAAGATTCACCAAGCGATGGACTTCATTCGGGACCGCTGGAATGCAGGCGGCGTGATGATGGTCACGTTTGAGGATGCGCGCCTAGTCGGGGGTGGTGGATTCATGCGTGACCGGAAGTCGGCGATGGCGCGGAGTCAGGGCGCAGGCAGCGTGAAGCGGGATTGCTCGATATGGGCGGACTTCCTCGCCGACCTCGGATGCCCTTACCACACTGTCAGCCCGAGACAGAAGGGCACGAAGCTGGACGCGGAGCCATTCGCCAAACTGACGGGATGGACGGGCCGCACTAGCCAACACGCTAGGGACGCGGCTATGCTGGTATTTGGAAAGTAACCGGAGAAACTCATGAAAACCAAGCCCATGAAGTCAGGCGGCAAGACGAAACCCGGCAAGAAGAAGTGCATTGATGTCGGGCCGAAGTACTAGGAGCCAGCCATGCCACTGAAGAAAGGCTATTCAGCCAAGACCGTCAGCAAGAACATCAAGACATTGGTCCAGAAGGAAAACAAGCCGCAGAAGCAGGCGGTGGCGATTGCACTGAGTGTGGCCAAGAAGGCAAAGGGCAAGAAATGAAGCCCGCGCAAGGCAAGGCTAGGGTCAAAGTAACCGCCAGCGGTAAAAAGGTGAGTTACGGTCAGGCCGGAAACGCATCCGATGGTGGCCCGCGAGTAAGGCCGGGAACGAGCAAGGGCGATGCCTATTGCGCCCGATCTGCCGGTCAGATGAAAGATCACCCGAAAGCCGCTGCCAATCCGAATAGCCCATTACGCTTGAGCCGGAAGGCTTGGAAGTGCAAGGGAACCAAGAGCGGGAAATGAGCTTCTTAGCCGAATGCGTTCTTTGGTGGGCATTGTTTCAGGTGCTATGGCGCCTGGACGGGACGATCAAATAGCCATGTTTACCGTATTGATGTGGGGCGCGTTCTTTTGGTTTGTGTTCAAGGTTGCAGAGGGGAAAATATGATGACAGAAGAAGAAATCATCAAAGAGGCAAGGGCGTGGAATCGCAAGCGGATAAAGGCGCTGCTGGCATTTCATAGCGGCGACAGCGTTGCTGAAAAATATGGGTACACGCCAAAGAATCGGTTTACGGAACAAGACGAGGCCGAGTTCTGGCGCATCATGGATGCAATGGACAGGCTGGAAGATATGCGGTTGCTGGAAAAACGACGGCAAGCATTCGACTTGTGTGAGACCGGCTAAAAGCGCATTATTCAGTGAACGAGTGTTTTCTAACATCAACCTGTTAGACAAGAATCATGGCCGCTGCGAAAGGTAATCAATACGCTGCAAAGGAACGCATCTGGCGAACCGCCATTGATAAGGCGCTTGAAGAGCGCGGCGGAGAGCTAGGGCGAATGGGCGCTTTGAAGGAATTGGCGCACAAACTGCTTGATCGTGTTGCCGAGGGTGACATGACGGCGCTCAAAGAATTTGGAGACCGCATGGATGGCAAGACTAGCCAGCAGGTTGAGTTGACCGGAGCCAATGGAGGCCCGGTAATGATCGCGGACCCCAGCAAACTAACGGATGAGCAACTTGCTGCCATCGCAACAGGAAGCGGCGCGGGAACTGCTGAATAGGCGTGGCGCCCGCGTCAAGATGGCCGCATACATCGGCTACTTGGACGCTGGCGTAGTTCCCGACCTGCACCACCGCCTGCTGATTGAAAAGTTAGAAGCCGTTGAGCGGGGCGAAATTGAGCGCCTGATGGTCTGTATGCCCCCAGGTTCGGCCAAGTCCACCTATTGCTCCATCCTGTTCCCGCCTTGGTATCTCGGGCGGAACCCTAAGAACAGCGTCATTGCTGCTAGCCACACGCAGGAACTGGCCGAACGATTCGGGCGCCGCGTGCGCAATATCGTCTCAGGTGATGCTCATGCCGCCGTGTTCGGTTCCGGCCTTGCTCCAGACAGTCAGGCGGCTGGACGTTGGGAGACGGCTCAGGGCGGCGAATACTTCGCGGCAGGCGTAGGCGGTTCGATAACTGGCCGGCGCGCTGACCTTGGCCTGATTGACGATCCGGTCAAGAGCCGAGAGGATGCAGACAGCGAGCGGAGCCGAGAGAAAGCCTGGGATTGGTACGTCAATGACTTCCTGACCCGACTCAAGCCCGGAGCGCGTCAGATCATCGTTATGACCCGATGGCATGAGGACGATCTAGGCGGGCGCATCTTGGCCCGTGAGCGTGACCGCTGGCATCTGCTAGAGCTGCCGATGGAGGCCATGCCAAACGATCCGCTTGGCCGGAAGCCGGGGGAGCGCCTTTGGCCGAACTGGTTCACCGACGACATGGTGCAGACCGCCAAGCGTGACCGGCGAGCCTGGAATGCCCTGTATCAGCAGACGCCGGCCAGCGATTCGGGCGATTACTTCAAGGTCGAATGGTTCCCCGAATACGATGTGCTGCCCAAGAACCTGCGCATCATCGGCGCCAGTGACTACGCGGTGACGGATGGCGGCGGCGACTACACCGAGCATGGGATTGGCGGCGTGGACGAGGCCGGGAACCTTTACCTGCTCGATTGGTGGCGCGGCCAGACGACAACGGACGTGTGGATTGACCGTCAATGCGACATGATCGTCAGCCACTCGCCTAACCTATGGGTTGGTGAAGCCGGACCGATTCGCAGGGCAATCGAGCCGTATATGCAGCGCCGAATGAACGAGCGGAGCGCCATTTGCCGGATGGAATGGCTGGCAAGTGTCAATGACAAGGCGTCTCGCGCCCGAAGCATTCAGGCCATGATGAGCATGGGCAAGGTATTTTGGCCGAAGAATGCCGGATGGAAGTCCGAATTGCAGGGACAGTTACTGCGATTCCCGGCCGGAAAATACGATGACGGCGTGGACGTAATGAGTTTGATGGCGCGCGGGCTTCAAATGCTGGGATCGACCCGAAAGCCATTGACAAACTATCAGCCAATCCCGATGGTTTCCCACTTCCGATAACTTTTGGCTATCATGTAGCCAGAAACCGGAGCCTGAAATGGCGAAAAGCAAAGAGCAGCGAATGTCGGAAGTTTGGGAGCGCGCCCGACTCCGGTTTGATCGAATCCAGCCGAATGTCCGCGAGGAGCGGATGCAGTGCCTCCAAGATCGTCGCTTTGCCATGATCGCTGGCGCACAGTGGGAGGACGCGCTAGGCAAGCAATTCGAGAATCTGCCCCGGTTTGAGGTCAACAAGATTCAGCTCTCGCTGATGCGAATCTTCAGCGAGTACAGGAATAACCGGATCAGCGTGGACTTCCGCGACAAGCTCGGCAAGGACACCGATCTATCCGACGCATTGGACGGCCTGTATCGGGCCGACGAGCAGGATAGCGGCGCTCAGGAAGCATACGACAACGCTTTTGACGAGGCTGTGGCGGGCGGCATGGGCGCATGGCGGCTTCGGGCTGACTACGAGAATCCCGACGATCCCGACGACGAGCGCCAGCGCATCCGCATGGAAGCGATTACGGACGCTGATAGTTGTGTGTTCTTTGACCTGAACGCCAAGCGCCAGGACAAGAGCGACGCGACCCATGCGTTTGTGCTGACTGGAATGCCGGTTGAGGATTACAAGTCCGAATACGGCGACGACCCGGCATCATGGCCGAAGGACATCACCCAGCAGTATTTCGATTGGAGCAGCGGCGACACGGTATATATCGCCGAATACTACGAAATCGAGAAGAAAACCAAGCTCTGGCATGTGTTCAAGGGATTGGACGGCCAAGAAACCAAGATCGAGGACGACGACCTAGAGGAGCAGGAGGAAACGCTACGCATCACTGGTTTCGTCAAGGTCCGCGAGAAACGCATCACCATCCCCAAGGTCCACAAGTACATTCTGAGCGGCGGCGGGGTGTTGGAGGACTGCGGCTATATTGCCGGCCGGAATATCCCGATTGTGCCGATTTACGGCAAGCGGGCCGTGATTGACGGAATCGAGCGTTGCTCTGGTCATGTTCGCCTCGCCAAGGATGCGCAACGGCTCAAGAACATGCAGCTTTCGAGGCTGGGTGAGATTGCCGCCCTATCACCGATTGAGAAACCGATTTTCACGCCTGAGCAGGTCGCCGGCCATCAGTTGCAGTGGGCGGACGACAACATCAAGCGGTATCCCTATCTGCTAGTGAACCAAGTCACGGATGCCAATGGCACGTCCATCCCGACTGGCCCGTTGGGATACACCAAGCCGCCGAGCATTCCACCGGCATTGGGCGCGCTGATTCAGCAGAGCGACGTAGACATCCAGGAGTTGCTAGGCAACCAGAAAGCTGCCGAGCAGATGCAGAGCAACGTGTCTGCCAAGGCCGTTGAACTGATCCACTCGCGCCTAGACCAGCAGACGTTCATCTACATGGACAACATGGCAAAGGCCATGAAGCGGTCGGGTGAGATTTGGTTCTCGATGGCCCAAGAGCTTTACATTGAGGAAGGCCGTGAAATGAAGGTAGTCGGCGAGGAGCAGGACGCCGACATGATCACGCTCATGGCGCCGACCTATGACGCCGAGAATGGGCTGATCGATTACACCAATGATCTGACCAAAGCCATGATGGACATTGTGGTGGACGTTGGCCCCAGTTCGACCACTCGCCGCGATGCCACGGTTCGCGCGTTGACCGGAATGCTCACCGTCGTTGGCGGCAGCGATCCCGAACTGACTCAGATTCTCTCCGGCGCGGCCATGATGAACATGGATGGCGAGGGCCTGGACGACGTGCGCGACTACATACGCCAGAAGATGGTTCGCATGGGCGTGGTCAAGCCGACCAAGGAAGAGCAAGAGAAACTCGCGCAGGAAGCCGCTAACCAGCAGCCCGACGCGCAGACGCAGTACCTGCAAGCCGCAGCCACTGAGGCCCAAGCCAAGGGCCAGAAGGCGCAGGCCGATACCGTCAAGGCGCTGGCCGAGGCCGAGAAGATCAAGGCTGACACGGTTTTGACGCTTTCCAAGGTCGGGACCGAGGAACAGAACCAAGTGATAGGCGCGGTCAATGCTATTCGCGGAGTTTGATAGCCATTGACTAATCGGCTAAATTAGTACCAAAGGCTGCCACCGGGCCATTTTCGGTGAGACGAGGACACATGGAAAAGACGGCAGTAGGCGACGAGCAGGAAATCACTCCCGAACTGGAACAGACGGCTGAAAAGCCTGAAGTCGAAACCAAGGAGCCGGAAGCAACGGAAGTTGCCACGCCGGAAGAGGAACTGGTTGTCACCATCGGGGAAGCGCCGCCCCCGGAAGAGGATGAGAAGTCGCCGGAACTGGTCCGAACCCTCCGTCAGAGGATCAAGGAACAGAACCGGGAGCTTTCCGAGTACCGCAAGCGTGTTCCAGTTGCTGAAAAGGCGCCGGAGCTAGGCAAGAAGCCAACGCTTGAGGATTGCGATTTTGATGCTGACAAGTTTGAAACCGAGCTGATTGCTTGGCAGGACCGAAAACGGGCTGTCGAGGAGCAGGCAAGGAAAGCAAGCGAGGCGGCAGAGAACGAGCAGAAGGCATGGCAGCAGAAACTTGAAGGTTACGCGCAGTCGAAAGCCGCGCTGAAGGTGAAGGACTTTGAGGACGCCGAATCGGTGGTTCTTGAAACGCTTTCGCAGATTCAGCAGGGCGTGATCGTGAAAGCCTCCAAGAATCCTGGCCTGCTGGTGTATGCACTCGGCAAGAACCCCGGAAAGGCGAAAGAACTGGCCTCACTCCATGATCCGATTGACTTTGCATTCGCTGTCGGACAGCTCGAAAAGGACTTGAAGATGACGAGTCGCAAACCCGAAACGAAACCCGAGCCGAAAGTGACTGGCACTGCCAGCGTTTCCGGCACTGATACCAAACTCGCGGCCCTTGAAGCTGAAGCAGACCGTACCGGCGACCGAACCAAGGTTATCGCCTACAAGCGTCAGTTGAAGGCCGCAAAATCATGAGGATTAACCCGTGGCCAATGCATTCAACAAAGAAGAGCGCGTAGCGTTCGACCAGTTGCTGGAGAAGTTTGACGATGCTCTCGTCCTCTCCCGCGTCGTTTCCAAGTACGAAACCGATCAGGTGATGATGGAGCGTGCCAGCGATACCATCTGGCGCCCGCAGCCGTACATCGCCCAGTCGTTTAGCGGCTCGGATGCGACTTCCAACTTCACCGACAAGACCCAGCTCGCGGTTCCGGCGTCCATCGACACCCAGCGCCATGCGACCCTGCTGATGACCGCCACCGAGATGCGTGATGCGTTGCAGGAAGGCCGCTTTGGTCAGGCTGCTGCGCAGAAGCTCGCCAGCGACATTAACATCTCGATCATGAACGTGGCCGCGCTTCAGGGCACGCTTGTGGTCAAGCGCCCCAACCCGGCCTCTGGCTTTGATGACGTTGCCCAGTGCGATGCCATCATGAACGAGCAGGGCGTGCAGATGTTTGACCGCTACCTCGCCCTCAGCACCCGCGACTACAACGGCATGGCAAACAACCTGTCGCAGGCGTCGCGCTCGTTTGGCAACTCCAAGTCGGACAAGGCGTATGAACGCGCCTACGTCGGCATGGTGGCTGGCTTCGACACCTACAAGCTGGATTACGCCAATCGCCTGACCGCCGCTGCCGGTGGCGGCTCGTTGACCATCAGCACTCTGGTCGGCGCTGCCAACTTCTACACGCCGGTCTCGACCACCACCACCGCCAACGGTCTGAACCAGACCAACCGCGACAATCGCTACCAGACGGTGACGATTTCCAGCACCACGGGCGTTGCGGCTGGCGACTGCTTCACCATCGGCGGCGTCAATGCCGTGCATCACATCACCAAGGCCAGCACGGGTCAGCTCAAGACGTTCCGCGTCATCAGCGTGACCAATGCGACCCAGATGGTGATTAGCCCGCCGATCATCAGCAACCAGGGCGGCACCGCTGCGGAGGCTCAGTATCAGAACGTCAGCGTCACGCCGTCTGCCACTGCGCCGATTGTGTTCCTGAACACCGTCACTGCTTCGGTCAATCCGTTTTGGCAGAGCGATGCTCTGGAAATCCTGCCGGGTCGCCTTGCGATCCCCGAGGATGCCGGCGCTGCCGTCCTGCGTGCCCGGACCGACAACGGTCTGGAAATCGTCATGCAGAAGCAGTTCGACATCAACACGCAGAAGACGAAGTATCGTTGGGACACCCGCTATGGCGTGGTGAACAAGCAGCCGGAAATGACCGGCATCATGCTGTTCAGCCAGACCTAGTGCGATGGGGGGAGGGTAAAACCTCCCCCTTTTTTGGAGGCATCATGGATTTCCCGACACTCGTTTACCGCTCTCCCGGCCCGCACGCTGGGCCTGCTTCATCCAAGGGCTACGACTTCCGAGGCGCAAAGAGCGAGGCCGAACTGGCTGACCTTCTGGCCGATGGCTGGTCGCTGTCTTTCGATGAGGCCGTCAATGGGAAGCCTGCCACCATCATCCCCAAGGGCGTGACCCGCGAGGAACTGCTGGCGGAGGCTGAACGACTTGGCATCAAGATTGACAAGCGGTGGAGCGATGAACGCATCGCTGCCGCTATCGGAGACAGCTAATGGCTTGGACGAAACGTAAGCTGGTCGAAGATGCGCTTGAGGAAATCGGGCTGGCTAGCTACGTGTTCGACATTTCCCCCGAGGAAATGAATAAGGCCATCCGTCGCATGGATGGCATGATGGCCGAATGGGATAGCAAGGGCATCCACGTCGGCTATGCGCTTCCCTCCGGCGACTCCGGCAGCGACCCCGATCAGGATTCCGGCTTGCCTGACGTTGCACTCGAGGCCGTCCGACTAAACACAGCGGTTCGCATTGGCCCGAGCTATGGCAAGACCGTTAGTTTGGATACCAAGATTCAGGCGAAGCGGGCATACGACACACTGCTCGGCTTCACTTCGCAAATCCCCGAAATGATGTTCCCCGAGACTTTGCCTGTCGGTGCTGGCAACAAGCCGTTGATGAACACTGAAGCTGTCTACTTCCCGACTCCTGATCGTGGCATCACGGTCGGGAACGATTCCGAACTTGATCTAGGGTAACCCCATGAGCATCAACGCCCCATTTTCCCCTGCTTACGGCGCCGCACAGACCATTGCGGTGACCGATGTGTCGGCAACGGCGACCATTTTGACGCGCTATGCCAAGCAACTCGTGCTGACCAACCTTGGCAGCCAGAATGTTTATGTCCGAGTGTCCAAAACTACCCCCGTGACTGCGACTGTTGCTGACTTTGTGATCGGTTTTGGCGCTGGCGCTGTTGCTCAGGTCGCCATTAGCATCCCGCAGGATGTGGATACCGTCTATGTCGCTGCCGTCACCAGCACCGGCACCAGTTCTCTGCACGTGATTCCGGGCGAAGGATTCCTCTAACGTGCAAATCCCGATCCTTTCGGGCATTTACGCGGACGGATCGCCCGACTTCAGAACCAGCTACCCGCGCAATCTAGTCCCCGTCCCGAAAGCGACGGGGCTTTCTGCTGGCTATCTCAAGCCGGCGCCGGGGTTGGTCCCGTTTGCCACCGCTCCGGGCGTTGGACGCGGCGCTATTGTGCGTGACGGCGTGGTCTATCGGGTGCAAGGCACTAGTCTTGTTTCGGTTGGTTCCGATGGTTCCGTTTCGACGCTCGGTACGATCCCCGGCACTGATAATGTGACGATGGACTACTCGTTTGACCTGCTGTCAATCAGTGCGAACGGGAACCTGTACTACTGGGACGCCATCAACGGAGTGCGCCAAGTCACTGACCCGGACCTTGGCACTGTGCTGGATCACATATGGGTGGACGGCTACTTCATGACGACGGATGGCCGGTTTCTGATCGTCACTGAATTGACCGACCCGTTTAGCGTAAACCCGCTGAAATACGGATCATCCGAAGCCGACCCCGATCCGATCGTATGTCTAGTTAAGCTGCGCAACGAACCCTACGCCTTCAATCGGTATACGACGGAAGTGTTTGAGAACGTCGGCGGTAGCAACTTCCCCTTCCAGCGGATTGAGGGCGCCCAGATTCAGCGGGGAACCTTCGGATCGCAGACCGCGTGTGTGTTCTCGGACTCGGTTGCGTTCCTTGGCTCTGGCGAGCAGGAAACCCCTGGCATCTTTCTCGTGGACTCTGGCCGTCAGGTAAAGGTCAGCACGCATGAGATTGACCTGATACTCGCACAATACTCCGAAGAACAGCTCGCGGATGCAGTTCTTGAGCAGAAACTGGATCGGCAGCATCGCAACTTGCTCGTTCATCTTCCCGACCGCACGCTCGTCTATGACGCTGCGTCCAGCACCGAACTTGGCCAGCCTGTTTGGTACAGCCTGCATAGCGGGATTGACGGGACTGGCGAGTATCGGGCGCGGCATTTCACTTGGTGCTATGACAAGTGGCTCGCTGCTGACACTCAGTCGGGCGTGATCGTTGAGACTGACGAGTCGCTGGCCTCGCACTATGGGCAGAAGGTCGGCTGGGAGTTTCAAACCGCGCTGATCTACAACGAGTCGCGCGGCGCAATCATCAACTCGCTTGAGCTGGTCGGCCTTCCCGGTCGAGCCGCCTTCGGCGACAACCCGACCATCTGGCAAAGCTACACCGACGACGGAGTGAGCTACAGCCAAGAGCATCCGGTATCGGCCGGCATCCAAGGCCAGCGCCAAAAGCGCGTGCAGTGGCGCAAGTGCGGAAAGATGCGCAACTATCGCTCCTATCGCTTCCGTGGTACGTCGGACGTGATGATGCCGGTTGCGCGGCTTGAGGCGAATCTGGAGCCGCTGAATGGCTAACTTCCGGCCATTCTCGTCCCGAATTACCCGAGAGATTCTCGGCAAGCATTTCGGCGACGACCATCTGCTGATTCGGCAGATGGAATTGCTTTTCCAGACGGGGCAGGAAATCCCCGACGCTTTGGATGCGGTTTATGTTGAGCTTGATTCTGCTGCAACAGCGTTTCTATCTGCATTAACACTTATTTCGGAGCTGCGCGGCGAGGTTGGCGCGCTTCGTCAGCGCGTCGAATTTCTCGAATCGCTATCAAAATCAAATAGAATTGAGCAATACGATCAACGGCTGCGCGATCTTGAACTGGCGGCATCAATCTGAGGTAAAAACATGGCCATTACTCCTCCCAAGCCGCTAGACGTTGGCGAACTCATTGGATCGTCCAACGAGGACATTTACGAATGTCCGTCAAACACCCGCACGCTGATTACCACGGCCACGGCGCACAACACATCAGCCTCCACTGCAACGTTGACTGCATGGCTTGGTGCCGCAGCCGGCAATGACACTCGCCGATTAAAGGTTGCCATTGCGGCTGATGACACGCTTGATTTGATCGGTCTTATTGGACAAGCGATGAACACTGCCGAAAAGATCATCATGGTTTCAGGTACGGCGGACGTTATCAGCGTGCGCATCACCGGCACTGAGTTCCCGGTCACGGTCTGATGTCACTGGCCAGCCAGTTGGAGTCGTTGGCGAGCGCCGTTGCCGCGCTTGCTTCGTCTGCTGGCCGCACGTCAATCAAAGTTCAGGGGACGGCATCGGTTGCTCCTGTCGTTTCAATCAGCACTGCAAACAGCACAACGACCCCGCTGACTGGTGGGGCTACCTATACCGGCACTTTTGAGGATTTGAACGGCTACGCGGCTGTTCAGGTTCTCGTCAATACCGATTCAGTCGCAACATCCAACGCGCTGAAAGTCGATTTCAGCACCAACGGAACGAATGTTGATCGGACTGTAAACGTTGACATCGCCACGGGTGGCGACTTCATCGCTTTGCCGTGTGAGGGGCGATTCTATCGTGTGCGCCTAACGGCTGGCGGATCGGCGCAGACGTTCCTCCGTCTTCAAACCAAGCTGTCGGCGGTTGCCAATGGCCTGAAGATGACTCCGCTGGTTGATGTGCTGGACGATAGCAGCAGCGTCTTAGATACTCGCGGCGTCATCGTTGGCAAAACTACTGCGGGCGGTGGTGGATACGTCGCGGTCAAGGTCAATCCATCTGGAGCGTTGACGGCTGATGTGAGCGGATCATCCGTAAACATCACTACAATGACCGGAACATGGGGATACAAGGCTGGGATAAGCGGAACCCCTACACTCCCTGTCGGCTCCAAAGTTCTAGCGATCACCGCCCTCGCGACTTCCGTTGGCTCCGCATCATTTACGGTCAACGGCGGCGACACCATCACGATTCCAACGTCGCAGAGTTTCACGCTTGAGCCGCGCGGCAATCTAGTGGCCCCGACTGTCGTTTTTACTGGTACTGCTTCCTATGTAGTGGAGTACGTTACCTAATGGCCGGTTTCAAAAACATCATCTTGACGGGCGGAGGCGGCTCCTCTGCTCCAACTGCTACGTTCAATGAAACTGAACGACGAGCGGATTCTTTTGTCAGCACTGCGCGGCTTGTCGAATCTATGCGCCATGCCGATACCATTGGCGCCGCTGGCCTTCGGATGGTTGAGACTGAGCGACGCGCCGATCAGTGGTCGCTAGTTACGGCAACGCCGACATTCGCGGAGCCTCTGAGACGGCAGGATCAAATCCGTATCAGCCCTGTCCTTCTGCTGGAAACGCATCGCCGAGCGGACGCACTGAGCGCTACGGTTGCGCTGCTGTCGGCCGGCACGTATACGGTCCCAGCGCCAGTCACGCAGACCATCCCGCTATCGGCTTGGGGTGGCGGTGGCGGCGGCGGTGGTGGTGGCGCCCTTGGTGGCGGCGGTGGCGCGGCTGGCGCGGCTTATGCGGGCGTGTCGTTGGCGCTGACGGCAGGCCAAACGATTACGCTGCGCGTCGCAGCAACGGCAGCAGGCGGTGCCGCCTTGGCGGCTGGCACGGTCGGAAATGACTCGTGGGTTTCTACGACTGGCGCGGCGCCCGCGTCCAGCGCCACCGGATGCCTCGCAAAAGGTGGCGCGCAAGGCAATGCTGGCGGAACCGGAACCGGCACGCCTGGAACCGGAACGACCACTGGAAGCATCGGCACAACACTGCGCGCAGGCGGCTCTGGATCAGGCGCGACGGGTGGAGGTGGCGCAGGCACAAATGCAGCCGGAAGCGGAAACGCGGGCGGTGCTGTAGGCGGTGGCAACGGCGGCTTGTCTGGCGGTAACGCAGGCAATCAGGCAGGCGGCGGCGGCGGCGGCGCTGCTGTACTTGGAACAGGCGGAACGGGCGCGCTAGGTCGCGCCGGATTCACATTCACGGTTTGAGGACAGGATATGGACGAGAAAGAACAGATGATTGCCCAATGGGCAGAAGGACAAGTGGCGCGGTACAACCTCTACCGAGGCGCCACTGTTGTCGAGGGCACGAACATGCGGACTCTGGTGGAAGCCATTGCCGATGACTCCGAGCCAGTAGTGCGGTCCGGTGACGTGATAACCGCCGAGCTGGCAGCGCGCATCCGGGCCCAAGTTTCGCCGGAGTCGCGCGGCAAGATCACGATTCCGGTACTGGTCGTGGACTCCGAAGGCCAGGCCGTGATGAACGGCGATGAGTTCGTGGTCGAGACCGTCGAAATCGACGACATTCCCGAGGGTCAGCCGCTGACGATCAGCGCGCCGGTTCTTGCGCATGACGACGACATGCACTGCGATATGTGCGGCGAGTGGCGCGAAAGCCTGAAGCAGATCGGCGCGGGCTGGTACTGCGAGGTTCCGCGGGCCAAGGACGAGGGGACGGTGACGTGCGTTGCGGTTCGCATCGCCCAAATGCAGACCGCTACCCAACTGGAGAGCCAGTCATGAGTGCCATTGCCATCGCAAACGACTACACGCCGGTTCGTCGGCAGGGTCAGGGCCGAAAAGGTGTCTGGACTGGCCTTTTGCAAGCCGAACATCCGCACTTGGTTGCTATTACGGCTCCTCAGTTTGCCATTTTCAACAGTCGGGGCCAGATCACGGCCGCATCGGATGCCGAGATTGGTCGAGAGGCAATCCGATACGTCTCAGCCAACGATCACCTGTGGCAAAAGGGTGAGGACCTGATTTTCGTCCGCAAGCACAACGCTTACGTCAACACTGGCCTGAACAACGCGCTGGACCGCGAGTTTGGCCTTGGCGGCACTGCAATCGGGTTCATTGGCGTCAGCTCAAATACCACGGCAGTAACCGCGACTACTGTGTTCCTGAACGGAGCTAGTGGCGGCACTGCGGCGAACACCATCATCAAGGCGATCAGCCCGGCTGCAAGTCGATCTAGCCAGACGACGACGGGCGGCGCAACCTTCGTGAACGCGGACTTCACGTCCGGAGTTTTCATCATGAACAAGTTGGGGTTCTTGAATACTTCGACAGACGCCGGAACTGGCCTCATTGACGTTATTGGCGGCACTGGCGGCGCCTCTCCATATAACCGCACGTTCTCGCTTGATTTGACGGCGGCTGGCTCATTTAGCTTCACCCCTCAAATTGCCGTGACGGCTTCGGCCATTTAAGGCGGTTAATTGCTCGCAATGGATAATGGCGCATATAATCAACGCAGCCGAGACACCCGCAACGACCCGGCTGCGTTGACCATCCCTTTGAAGCATTCGGGATTATGGTGATGCAGTAGGAGCCGCTTATGGGAATTTTCAGCAGCATTTCTCGTGGATTGGGTTTCAACCAAATTCTCGGCCCTGCGCAGGGAATCCTTGGCGACATTACTGGCGCGAATCAAGCCGCCGATGCCGCTCAAGCCGCCGCTGCAACTCAATCTGCCGCCGCTCAAGCGGGTATTGCCGAGCAGCGCCGCCAGTTTGACCTTACTCGCGGAAGCCTTAGCCCATTCATCGGGGCCGGCGTCAACGCGCTTTCGGCTCAGGGCGACTTACTCGGTTTGAACGGCCCCGAAAAGCAAGCCGCTGCCTTGGCGGCACTTCAGGGATCGCCTGAGTTTTCCTCCCTGCTTTCAAGCGGCGAGAACGCAATCCTACAGAACGCCTCAGCTACGGGCGGCCTTCGTGGCGGAAATGTGCAATCTGCACTGGCTCAGTTCCGGCCCGCGCTGCTTTCGCAAACTATCAATTCGCGGCTATCGAATCTTGGCGGTTTGACTACGCTCGGCCAGAACGCTGCCGCTGGCGCGGGAACTATCGGCGCTAATTCGGCCAATACCATCTCGCAGCTATTGCAGCAGCAGGGCGCGGCTACAGCGGGCGGGCAGTTGGCTGCGGGAGCAGTTCCGGGGCAAATCTTCGGCACTTTGCTACAGGGCGCTGGTGTTGCGGCTGGCTCTGGCTTGTTTAGCGACCGCCGACTCAAGAAGAATATTCAGCGCATCGGCACGCATCCCAGCGGCCTGCCTAAGTACCGCTGGACCTACTTGTGGGGCGAACCTTCGGAGGGCGTCATGGCCGATGAAGCTCAGGCCGCATTCCCGGAGGCTGTTTTTGAAGGCCCGGGCGGTTATCTCATGGTGGATTACTCCAAGCTCTGAGGCCACATGGAACCGATCAACTATCTGGCAGCGCTTCCGCAAGTAAACCCGTTGCAGCAGTTGGCGCAGGGTCTGCAAATTGGCGGGGCCATTGCTCAAAACCGGCAGCAGCAGCAGGCACAGCAGCGCCAATCGCAATTCCAGGCACGAGTGCAAAGCCTGTTTGCCAATTCGGGCGCATCGGCTCGCGATTACATGGAATTGGGCGTTCAATACCCCGAATTCGCGCAACAGGCCGAGTCTCTGTGGAAGGGCTTGTCCGAGCAGCGCAAGGCGGATGATCTTCGGCGCGGCTATCAGGTGATGGCACGCATTCAGGCCGGCGACCCTGCTGGCGCGGAGCAGATGATCCGCGATCATGCCGAGCAACTAAAGGCCGCTGGCGCCCCTGAAAGCGAATGGAAGGCCGAGCTTGAGGATGCGGACCTTATCAGAGCCAACCCGCAGCAGGCTCTTGCAACTGGCGCCCTGCTGTTCTCGCAGGTTGATCCCAAGTTTCCCGAAGTGTGGGAGAAGTTGCGGTCGGTCACTCGCGCCGAGGAATTGCAGCCGGCCGCTAAGACTAAGGCTGAGGCGGAGGCTAGCGAGAAGCAGGTAGAGGCCAAGTATGCCGAGCGCAAGGCGCTTGCTGAAATCCGCAACTACAATTCTCAGATTGCCGACCGCGCGGGCCGCCTGAATTTGGACGCGCAGCGGCTGGCCCTGGACACTGAAAAGGCGATTCAGGAAGCCAAGCGAGCTGCTGGAACGCTGACCCCTGGCGTTGAAAAGATTGTCAATGAGTCTATCCCCGCCGCGCTGGCTTCGGAGCAGTCCGCAGATCAGCTTGAAGGGCTGGCTACAAAGCTCCAAGGCGTCAAATCGTTTGGCACTGGCATATTTGCATCCGCTTCCGAAGGATTCGCAAAGGCGCTTGGCGGGCAGGATCAGTTGAGCGCATTGCGTCAGGAATACACGCGCCTTCGCAATCAGCAGGCTATCAAATCACTTCCGCCTGGGCCTGCGACAGATCGGGACATTGAACTCGCGCTAAAGGGATTCCCGCCTGAAAACGCCAGCCCTCAATATATCGCCAGCTTCTTGAATGGCACTGCCAAGTTGCAGCGCATTGACGCTTTGGCGCAAAAGGCCAAAGCAGAATGGGCGCAGGCGAATGGGAGTCTTGGCAATGCTCGCGGCACTGGCGAGGTAAAAGGGGTGCCTGTAACGGCGGGGATGAGTTTCCCCGAGTTCACTGCGGCCTATCTTGAAAAGTATGCCCCGAAGCCGCCCGAGCCTCCCGCGTCCCCTGCGCCCGCTGGCAATCGAAATGTCGTGGTGGATTACTAATGCCTTACTCGATCACGACAAAAGACGGGATCACGATTCAGAACATCCCCGATGATGTTTTGCCTGATTCTCAGTCCCTAAAGGATCGAGTGGCATCTATCCGTTCTCAGCAAGGCGGAGCAGAGCCTTCCATGCTGTCTCGCGTTGGAAGCGGAATCGCCGAAGCATTTACTGGCTCCGCCCGCGAAACGGCAGACACGCAGGCGCTCCCCGATATTGGCGGATTGCCTGAACTAAGCCAGTTGAGCCTTGCCAGCGCCAAGACGGCACTCGGGACCATTGCGGCCAATCCTCAGGAAACCGCGCAGATCGTGCAGGCCAACTTCCCCGGCGCTCAGGTTCGTCAGGATGACAAGGGCAACTACATCATTCGCAGCAGCATTGATGGCCAAGAGTACGCCATCAAGCCTGGGTTCCAGATCAGCGATATTCCCAAGACCATTGCCAGCATGTTGGCGTTTACGCCCGCTGGCCGCGTTTCTGGCGTTGTCCGTGGCGCTGCCGCTGGCGCAGCTACTCAGGGCGCCATTGAAGGCACGCAAGCGGCGACCGGAGGCGGTGCAAGCGCCGAGGATGTTGGCATTGCTGGTTTGATTGGCGGCGCTGTCCCGGCTATCGGTGGAGCAATCCGCACGGTTCGTGGCGCCATTCAGGGCAACTCGCAGGCTCCGCTTGTGGCCGCTGCCGAGCAGGCAAAAATCCCGTTGCTGACTTCGGACGTTGCTCCTCCCACAACCTTTGCGGGTCGCACTGGACAAGCCATTGGCGAGCGCGTTCCTGTCGCTGGCACTGGCCCTGTTCGCGCTGCGCAGCAGGATGCGCGCGCCGAGGCTGTACGAACGCTTGCCCGTGACTATGGCGCCGACGTTGCGACCAATGTGGACCAGAAGATTGTTGCGGAATTGCAGCGCAAGCGTGGCGACGCCCTAACCAAGTACACGGCGCTCAAGAAGGATGCGTTTTCGGCCATCCAAGGCCAGAAGATCAACACACGAAACGCGACGGCTCAGATTGATACCGAGCTTGCGTCGCTGCGCAAACTGAATGACCCGAGCCTGAATCCGGTAATCACTCAGCTTGAAAACACCCGCCAGTCGTTGCAGAACCAGACGATTGATGAGATTGAGACTGCCCGGAAGTTGCTAGGCGACAAGATCACGTCACCGGAATTGGCATCGGCTCGCAGCGTCACCGACAAAATCCCGAGCCGAGTCTACGATGCGCTAAAAACCGACATCAAGGACGCACTCGCGCAAAGTGGCGACAAGAAGGCGGTCGTAAAGTGGCAGGTAGCTAATGCCCGATTGCGTGAACTTGCCGGCGAGGCTGATAATGTCAAGCTGCGCACTGTCCTGAATGACGGGATGGACTCCCCGGAAACGGTCGAAGCCCTACTGTTCAGCGCCAAACCGAGCGACGTGCAGCGGCTCTACCGCAACCTCACTCCTAACGGGCGTGCGGCGGCACAGATTGCCATTTTGCAGCGCGCGGTCGCCAAGTCGGACGGGCTGGAGCGGATCAGCCCCGACAAGTTCAAGCAACAGATCGGCAAGCTAGGCTCTCAGGTCGGCATCTTCTTTAAGCCTCAGGAAGCGCAACGAATCACCGGACTGCTAAAGGTTTTGCAGGCCACCGAACGAGCCGGCGTAGCTGCGGCCAATCCGCCTACTGGCGCTCAGTTGGCTATCCCCGTCGTATCGGCTGCGCTGGCCGATGTTCTTGGAAGCGGTGGCGCTGCGATCACAACCGGCGCCGCGATTGGCGGCATGGCCCGAGTTTATGAATCGGCAGCGGTTCGCAACCTTCTGACGCGCATTGCTAGCGCCCCTCAGGGAAGCCGAGCCGAACAGGCGTTGATTGCCCAGCTCAGGACTGCGGCAACGGCTGCGCAGGCCGGCAAATCGATTCAGGGAGAATCCAAGTGACAGAAATTGTCCCTCCTTACTCAAACTGGCGCGACAAGGACGGCGGCGCACTGGACAACGGCACGATCTACATCGGCCCTGTCTACACCGACCCCCGCCAATCGCAATCCCCACTTCTATGGGATGACGACACGCCAGCCGCGCAGCCGTTGCGCACGTTGAACGGATACATCGTCAGGGCCGGGACTCCGGCATCTGTTTTTGTTGATGGTGCCTACTCAGTCATGGTGATTGATGTGAAAGGCGAGATTGTTTACTACAAACCTAACGCGAGTTAAGCCATGACTCAGATCAACCGACTCCCCTCGTCCGAAACGGCCTCGCCTTCGGATCAGATTCCTTTTTACTCCAATCAGAATGGCCGAGATGGCCGATTCTCGGTTCAGGCTCTTGCCGCTTATTTGGCGTCCACTTTTGAAGGCACCGCCGACCGCGTTATCTACGATACTTACAGCGATGCGCTTGGAGATATTGTCCGCATCGGCGATGGTTACACCATCATTGTCCGAGCCGATGAAAACGCCGATCCCCCGGATACGGGCTTGACAACCTACTACACCAAGACCGGCGGCGTGCTGGTGTTTCAGGGCTTGCTTGAAACACTCCGCACCGACCTGCTTAGCGACGACTCTGGCCTTGGCGCTGACTTGGTGGCTAACGTGGTGCGCCGTTACCCGACGGCGGCAGCGGTGCGCGCTATTAACTTCGGGGCCACCAATGGCGGTGTTCTGATCGAAGGCAGCGACGGTGGACTTTTCCGGCGCGTGCCGACCGATCTTTCCAGCGCGGAGGACGGCGGAACCTTTGCGGGGACCGTTATTCGTCCGCTGGACTATGCGACCAATGGCGTTCTAAGGCGCGTTGACGATCAACTTGAAATCAGTCTGGCAGAGTTTGGGGCCGATGCGACGGGGTCAACAAGCAGCAACGCAATCTTTGCCACCATTGCCTCCTCTTATCCGACCAATCCGGTTCGTCTCCGTGTTCCGGCCGGCACCTATCGCATCAGCGCCGATTACACCATCCCCAACAACATCACGCTCGTTTTTACCGGCGGCATGTTGCGCCCTGACAACGGCGTAACCCTGACCATCGGCAACGGCGGCGTTGATGCCGATCCGACGGCCAAGATTTTTGACAACGCGACCTGGATCAGCGGCACGTTCGACGCGACCACGCCCGGCCGCATTCGGTTCACCAACGCCCGCATCCGTGAGGTTTACTCTGAGTGGTGGGGCGCGGCTGGTGATGGAGTCACAAACGACTCGGATCCGATCAACGCCGGCCTTGTGGCGGCCGTCACGAACGACGCGCGTCGCATGATCCCGATGCGCCTGCTGTCCAAGCAATACCAAGCGAACATCGTCATCCCGCCATACACCGCTGCCGACACGTTCCCGAAGAACCGCAGTCTGTTTGGCTCGGGTCGCGGCACTCGCGTCATCGCGGCCAACACGGCCTCGCCGGCCGTCCTGTTCGATGCTTCGACCGGCACCGCGAATCGGAATGCGCTGCTCGAAATCGACGACTTTTTTGTGGGCATGGGCAGCAGCACTAGCGGCGTTGAAACCGTCAAACTGGTGGGCGGCGTGCCCTTCACCCGCAGTATCACCACCACGGCAGGAAACACGTCGGTCACGACGTCTGACACCAGCGATCTTCGCGAAGGACAGGTTGTCACGGCGTCGACGCTGTTTGACATCACTGTCGTTTACACCATCGCCAGCATTGACAGTCCGACTACGTTCACCCTGAGTTACCCGGCACTCAATGCTGGCACTGCGAATGCTACCTTCGGCGTCAACGCGCGCCTGTACGGCAGCATGACCAATCTGTGGGTCGCTAACAGTCGCTTCAACAGTGGCGGCGGCGACTGCATTCGCATCGAGAATCATCTGGGCTTCTTCTTCTACAACATCAACACCGAGGACGGCCGGCGCTCGTTCGTAAGCATGAATGGCTCGAACCTGCGCGTGTATGGCATGCACGGCCGATTCAACGGCGGCGGACTCATGTACGTTGAAGGTGGAGCCGGCAATAGCTTCTTCGGAATGCGCCAGGAGGACGGCAACTTCGCCACCAACGACAACGACCTGCCTCTGGTGCACATCAAGGACAGCAGTAACAATTCGGTTTACGGACTCCAGAACGAGGGCCGCAATTCGATTATCAACTGCATCAAGCTCGAAGGAACCGGCAATGCTACGGCGTCGAGCTGCAACGGAAATAGCTTCTTCGGCGTCAATCTAGCGTCTCCCCAGCGCAGCACTACCAGCGCAGGCGCAGCCATTGTGACCAGTATCGTGAACATGGTTGGCAACGTTCGCGGAACCAAGATTTACGGCGGCGCCAGCACCTACGTGACTGACAACAATGCCGACGGCTTCGACATTCTCATGCAGGCCAATGGTGCTGGAGCGGTGCCGCTGGATAACGAAATCGACATGCTGATGGTCGAGGCAAATGCCAGCTACCCGCGCGTCAGCATTCCGGCCAACGCCTACGGAAACCGTATCAAGCTCAAAGACCCGCGCTCGGTAGACGTGTGGACGTTTGGAACCAGTCTTGACGTGACCGCGAACACGACGCTGACCGAGTTCGTGGATGGCATGTCGTTTAGCAACTTCGGAGCCGCCGGAAGCGTGACTTTGACACAGCCGCACGCTCGAGTTGGCGCCATTCAGAAACACACCAAAATGGAAAACCAGATTTTCCGGATTGATCCATTTACCAGTGGCAACGCCTCAACGTATTCGGTTACGACCGGAAGCCCCGGTTTGATTCTGCAAGGGCTTTCGTACCAAGACATTAACGTCGGAGACGTCATTGCGGGCACTGGCGCGGTTTCGGGCGCGTTTGCTGCCGGCACCGAAGTTTTGAGCAAACGCCAGAATTTCAAAAACGTGACTGCGACCACGGTCGTCCGCAGCATTACCACAACCAGCGCCAGCGCGGTCATCACGCTAGCTGACACCACTGGCATCATCGCCGGAGATGCCATCACTGCGACTGGCGTTCCAACAGGAACCGACGTGCTGACGGTGGACAGCCCGACGCAGATCACGATGACGGCGAACGCCACTGCTAGCGCCACCGTGACCGGAACATTCGGCAAGCGGGCGGTGACGATGCTCAACACGAGCGGTATTGTGGTGGGCGATCACATCCAGCGTCCGGCCGGCGGTGGCATCCAGACGCTGACGACTGTGGCGAGCGTGGACAGCGGCACGCAGGTCACGCTGAGCAAGGGCGTTACGCAGGCATTCGTGCGTAGCGTCTGCACTTTCTCGATGCTCACGATGAACGCAAACTCAGCAGTCACCGCCACAAGCGCGGGCGGTGGGTTCACTTTCTCTCAAAAGATTCGCGGCGGCGGTGGGGGAAAATATCTTCAACTCACAAACGTCGGCGATTCAGTCACGCTGCAGTGTTTCCGACCCGGCGTGTGGGAGATTGTCTCGCAGATTGGCACGCCTACCTTTGAGCCATAAATGATTACTGAATCCAAGTTTTACAAAGGCCGCGACAAGCAATTCGCCGCTGAACTCACCGACGAGATTCGGCAGAACGCTCGCACCACCATCGCACTGGCGAATGCCATGCTTGAGGAGGCCGGGGTGCTGGATTGCGAGGTTTCCTCCGGCTGGCGTCCTGCGGCGGTCAACGCTGTCACCAAGGGTGCGGCCAAGAAGTCGAATCACATGCTAGGGCTTGCAGTTGACATCGTTGACATTGACGGCAAGCTAGGCAAATGGGCCTTGTCGAACCTCAAAGTTCTTGAGCGGCTTGGCCTGTGGCTAGAGCATCCGACCGCGACACGCGGATGGCTTCACGTTCAAACTGTACCCCCGCGCAGTGGCCGGCGCGTTTTCCAACCGTAGGAGATTGACATGAGCAAAGGCGGTCCTGGCGTA